AGATAATCTATAGATTACTAGTGCATCTTCCATCATTGATAACTGATTTGCAGTCTTCAATGCTTTGTGCAAATACCCAATAACTGCATTCTTGTTAAAATCTAACAATCCTGAAGTAGTATAAGTCACTGCCTCAGGTGCAATTCTGACTGTTGTACCTTCATTAGTACCAGTCTTGTCGAAACCTTTATCGTTGAAAATGTAAAATTCTTCCGTCTTCGTGACAATGTCTACACCTTCTTTCTTATCTTTCTTAGTCTCAACATTTCTGACCTTCTTAATCTTAAGAGGGTCAACCTGTCTGATGTCAACAATACCAGCTTTGGTTCTGTTGCTATCAACTACCTTATGGAAGTAAATCCTTCCATCGATGTACCATTTTCGGAATATTTCATGAGAGTTCTGATTGAACTTCATCATTGCTAGGATGCTGTAAAACTCGTCTTGCATCTTATTTTTGATGCTATCAGAGAGCTTCACATCTCTGAGGTCGAGTGTTACTATCCTATCGGCACTATCCGAAGTGATACACTCATTCACTATATCTTCAATAGCCGCATCGCATTCGGGTACTAGGGAAGTTTCTCTGTATCTTCGAATAAGTTCAACCTCATTCTTGATACCACCTTCCATATCTACATAGGCACCATAAGCACCACCTGCAATATACCCTGCTTGTTGTGCGACAATGGGTGTACCATCATCGTCAACTTGAGGAACAAAACTCTTCTGAGAACTGACCTCTGAGGCTCTTAACTCGTCTTTTTTACGAGTGATTTCAAATCCAAATATATCCATACTATTATTTATACCACCTAAACATAGTGATATTCACTGTACTGTATCGTACTTAAATTACTCTTTCCCAGTGAGAATATGTAAATGTAACTGCAAATTCTTCTAAAGCGTTTTCGGTTTCGTAACTTAATGCGATTGAACCGATTTCTTTAGGGAAGCAGTTAAAAAATTCATATCTCGCAAGGACTGAGTCGTCTTTACCTAACTGTTCGACAAAGGCTCTACTTAATAAGTAGTCTGTTGTCGCCAAACCTGTTGATGTTCCGTGACCTTGTATTTCTTGTTGCCACTGTTCTAATGCAGTTCTAGCGGAGAATTCATTATCATTGATAATTGTCACTTCCCAATCTGCATAAGTTCTGTCACCAGCAAGTTTAAGTGTAGTTCCTTTAAACGGTACTAACACTTCACCGAGTGTAGCAGCAGGTATTGTTGCACCTTTTGCTAGAAACTCGATTTTGTTTCCTGCACGAGGAAGAAAGACTCGGAATCTGTTTGCCCTTGGGCCACCACCGATTAATTGTGCTTTAAATTGGTCTATTGTTGACATTTATCTTACTCCTGTTAAACTGCTGAATAGATTTCTTCAAACTGAACACCACTTCTAGCAGCGACAAAGTTCAAAGTTATATAGTTGATTGAACGAGCAGGTTTAACGAAGATAGAACATACAAATTCGTTTCTATCCATAACTGAATCAGTGTTGTTTGTTTCATCACAAACTACTGAGAAGTCAATCAAACCTCTTCTGTTCTTCACATCTCTTAAGAAAGGTTCTATCGCAGCTCTGAACTGTGCTCTTGTGAATGCATCGTTGTATTCAAAGAGTTGTGCTTGTGCAGCTGTTGATATTGCTTTCTCTAGGACTATGAATAACCTTCTTACATTAATTCTATCAAATGCAGAAGGACTTGTTAATGCAGTCTTATCCCCAAATAGGACTGTGCCTTGGCCTGGGAATGTTGTGACTGGGTTAATTCTTGCACGATAAAGGTCATCTCTTGAACCCTGTTTAGGGTTGTATGCAACCTTAGTGATTCCAAGATATTGTCCTCTTGAGAAACCTGCAGGGGAAACCCACGCATCTCTCATAAGGTCAGCTCTTGCCATAATACCTGCTGTGTGTCCGTTTGCAGGAATCCAACAGTACCTATCGTTAAATCTATCGTATTGGTAGACCCAAGTTGAGTCTAGTACTGCAAATGAACTTGAAGTTGCAGTGTTGCAGTCTGCTAATACGTTTGTTGTTTGTGTTGATTCATTAGAAACATTAACCACTGATGCACGTCTTGGACTTGCGATTACCATACAATCTTTTCTCTTTTCTGCAATTAAGATTGCTTGGTTAACTTGTGTTGTCCAATCTGCAAGAATATCTTGGTCTGTTCCTGAACCGTTATCAGTTCTTGTTGAACCAACGATTAGGAAACTTATATCGACTGAATTTGCATCTTCGAAATGGTCTGCCCATGCAGTTTGTTTTTCTCCTGCAGTAGCACTTCTTCCGTCAACTCCACCACTTAGTGTTGAATTTTCAGGGCCTGAAGGTCTACCGAAGGCTGCTCCTGCAGAACCAGCGTGTGTTTTCTCACCAGTTGCACTTGCGTGTGTTCCTGTTGAGTGACTTGCCCAGTATACATAGTCTGATTTTACTTCTAATACGTCTTTGTAGTAGTTTGAAGCACCGTGAGCGTCTTTACCGTCTGAAGCACATGATAAGAAACCAAATGTTTCTAATACAGTGTTTGCAGTACCTGTAAATGTTCCGTCTTCGTCTATAACTACAACGTGAATTTCGTCATCGGAACCACCAGCAGCTGTTGATGTTCCTGATTTGCCTGGAGCTTTACTGAATAAACCGTAGTGTTCCCAATATCTATCGATATTAGCACCGTTTGCAACTGCAGTTGTTAATCCAACTCCAGCAGGTTGATCCAATGCTTCGATAGTGATTGTTGTTGCTGAAGGAAGAGCTAACACTCTATATTGAGTGGTGTGCGTTTGTGGAAACGTGATTATATCTCTTAATGTGAATACGTTCGAGGCTGTAACTGTAATTAAAGTTTGTCCAACTGCTTCTGCACCACCTGTAGTGGTTACTGTATTGTTGAAGTATGCATCACTAGATGCACAAGTCGAAACTTTTAATGAATTACCTTTAGTCCCTGCGTATTTTGAAATGAATTTTCCAACAGTTCCTGCCTGTCCACCTGCTTTATATGTGTTAACATAGTCATCATGATGTTTAAGTAAAGATGCCCCACCACTTGCGTTAGCAGATTTTAAACCATTTGAGTTTATTCTTACTACTCTGAGTGATGAACCGTACTTTAGGAAAGATTCCGCTGTGTAAAAATTCTCTGCACCTGCATCTGTATTTACAGGTTGACCAAATGTGTCTACTAAGCCCTTTGAATCTGAAACTGTTATTACTTCATCAACAGGGCCCCATTGAAATGAACCAGCGAATGCACCCGTAGTTGTAGAAACTGCTGGTACAACATTCGTTAAGTCAATCTCGTTGACCTGTACGCCTGGTGATACTTGAAATGCCATACTTTTCTCCTGTTAATGTAAAAAGTTATTGTTTACTGTTTTATTTATAACAATACAGTATCTAACACACCGATTTACATTCTCTATTATTTATGTTCCTTTAACATACCACCTATCTCCTTCGTCATCAACGAATGATGTGGCTTCGGGTGTCTGATTTCCAGCTCCAAAGATACCTGCAGGTAGTAGGTCGTTTTCTATTAATTTTTGCTGTTCTGCGTACAAAAGGTCTTTAATTTGATGGTTGGTTAGGTGGTGAAAATATTCAGTGGTAACAAACCAACTGAATAGTACACAATTCATTACTAAATCATCATGATACCCTTTTGCCGCTTCAAACGACATACCTTTATTTATGAATGTCATAAGTTCAGTAATGGTGTTTCTATCGCATAATGAGAGTCTATTTTCTTCTAACAACTCTTTTAACGTAGAACACCCTATTCTTTTAATTTTCTTGTTCATGGTTACACCAATATCTTCAGTTTTGGTCATACCTTGAACAAAAACATTATCATATTCTATATCGAAGTGTAGTTGTGTTGCCACCATACCACCTTCTGCATTGTTCTCAATAATTACTAATGCATTGTTATACGCACTTGCATACTTATTTATAATATCAGGTAACAGCATGGGACTTATCATACTGTTTCTATACGTTGCAACCTGTTCAAAAGGTTGTGTTGAAATGTCAAATATTGTAAAGGTAGAATAGTCCATACCCCTTCCCTTTGCAACGTCAACCGTACAGACGTATGTGTGGTCTTCTGCAGGTTGTTTATACATGGAGAAGTCTTCCTTACCCCATTCTGCATCTAATGCTCTCATACCCAACAAACAATTAGAACTAATAAGTGTATTACCCGTTCCTAAGAATGAGTTCCCATACTCTTGTTCGAACTGAGTTTCCGAAGTGTTTGCAATAGTTTGTTTCTTCCACTTTGCATCTCGGCCTGGAACATCGTCCCAATTAATTGTAAATTGTTTATATTCTGATTGTTCATGGACGGCACTTTCGTATATCTTATAGAACATATTACCCACACCATTCGCAGTAGAAGTAATAATAACCTTTGATTCTTTACCTGATGTTACCACTGGATATGTCGCAGTATAGAATTCCTCTGCATTTTCTACGAATGCAAACTCATCGAGGTATAGTAAGTTAATTGAAAGACCACGAATCGAACTTGAAGACGTGGCGGCTGCAACCAGTTTACTATCATTCGCAAACTCTATGTTACCTTTGTTTAGAATCTTAACCCCAGGCTGTAAAAAGAATGGAACAGACTCTAACATCGTTACGATACGAGCAACCATTTCTCTTGCGATTGCACCTTTGTTCGCAAGGATAGCAACAGTAACTTCAGGGTGAAACAGTAAGTACCATATTAGATATGCACAAGAAGTGATTGATTTACCCGACTGTCTACTCGCAAGAACTACATTGAATCTATTATCATTAAAGTGTTGTATTAGTTTATCTTGATACCCACGAAGTTTAAAAGGAATCATACCTTCGTCAAGAGATATGATTTGGGTGTAGTTCTCAATAAAGTGTACTGGGTCTTTGGAACACTTAATGTATTCACTCAACTCTTCTTCTGTATACTGAATATCTACTCCAGCCTTTTTAATTAAGGTATTACCAAGATACCCCTCATTTTTCGCATCAGTCATTATTCTTTATTTTTCTTCAAGTATTTTTGCAAGTCCGAAGTACTTCCCACATATAGGTGATTGTGTTGTGTTTTTAGATTTGGGTTTTCGTTTTCTAGTTCTTTTACTTTCTTTTGTAAGTCTAGAAGTTTCTCTGCAGTATCACCAACTGTCTTTATAAGTTGTCCTGCGACCTCATATGCACGAGGGTGTTCTGTTTCCTTACATAGGTCTAATATACCGTCTATTGCATCTTGTCCCCGTTCTACGAGGTTATAGAGGGTCTCACGACCATATTTGTAGTCGTTATCAACCGACTCTGCACGTTGAAGTGCAGGTAGTTTAACTACTTTAGCTTCTTTTTGTATATCGGTAGAAATATCTAGGATTTCATCCAATTTAGAATCAATATCTTTTGCCATAATTTAACTCGCATCTTCTGTCTGATTGTCTGAGTATGTTTTACCCGTTCCGTCATCATAGAAATTCACTGTTTCTGCAACTACGAAAGTATCTTCAGGGTCAACAGACCCAACAAACTTAAGTGTAGTTGGTCTTGTAAGTGTTATTGCACTTGACAATACAATTGTCAATTTATTATTTGCAATACTACTAACTGTAGGATTCGTTGCATTACCTGTATCGAACACTTCGTCTCCAACACTTATAGAACTATTTATTGCACTAGCAAAAGTAACTGTTGTACTTGAACTTTGTGCGCTTGCAACTTCTCCGAATGCAGGTTCATAGTGTTTAACTTCTTTCACTAGTCCTGATTCTGTTATCTGCGTGGTTGAGAAACCTTTAGTTACATCAGGATTAATGTATGTTCTTTCGATAACGTTCTTAATAATCTTACCGTTGTAGATTGGCCCGAAGAAGTATAGTTTCATATCAAAGGTAAGTGTATGTTCTATAACCCTTCTTTCTGTAAAGTCTCCCTCATAGGTATCTGTCATTTCTACACCTGTAAGTGTAATTGGTACATCTCTAACCTCACTCATGTCGTCTATTATCTTCATAGACACTGTATATTCAGGCTGGAAATAAGGAAGTATCTGTTCTACAATTTGAAGTCCGTCATTAGCTTGTTTTGCAAGAACACTAAGTGTAAAACTTATTGTATAAGGCGCTGGTGCGTATTGAAATCCCCGATTAGATTTATCTGCGTTTAGTCCACCTTTTTCTGTTCGGATTAGTTTATTTTGTTGTCTATCTGCATCATACTGGAATCCAGTGATTTCAAATGCAAGTCTAGGTAGACTGATTGCACTTCTATTGTTATCACTTAGATTTGCTTCTTCATTAAGTCTCGCTAACCATTTTGCTTTTGGCCCATATGATATAGGAACTATCTGTTGTGCAAGAACCGTACCGTCTGCTTTAGTCTTTTTAATCGTAATATTATTAAAGAGTGTACCAAAAATAGATACACTTCTCTTAATAGTTTCATGATAGAAATGCGTTCCAAACATTATGCATTCGCCTCTATGTAATCTTTTACTTGTTTAACTGTATGAAGTTGTTCTGCATCTTCGTCATAGATTTCTATACCATACTCCTCTTCTAATTGCATAACAATTTCAACAATGTTAAGTGAGTCTGCACCCAAGTCTTTAACCAAGTTTGAATTGTCTTGAACTAAGCCTTGGTCGCAACCAAGTACTTCTGAAATTATTTTTTCTACCATTATGTTACCTCACCGAATGGGTTTGTCTCTGAGAAATCTAAATAATTGTCTGCCTTAGTCTCAAAGTCTAAGTTATCTGCAGCTCCGTCATTACTCATAGTCATTACATCTACAATACTTGAGATTGTATGTGATGCACTTCCGTCTGCACCGACAAGTACATCTCCGACAACAAGTGTCTTAGTGTTATCTCTAATTTTAAGTTGTCTAGTTGTTGGGTTCCAAGAAATAACTTCTCCTACTACAACTGAACTCAATTTAACATTCTCGTTTGCGACATAGTTACCTGAACCACCACCAGCCATTGTCATATCAATATGATATGCTTGTTCGTCTTCGATAAGGTCAATATCTGTAACATTAGTATCAAAGTCTTCTCCACTGTACTCAAACAATTCGCATTGTAATTTAAATACAAATAGTTTACCGACTTGATAGAATGGATTCTCGTGTTCTACAAATTTAATTTCAAACATTGAACCTGACATAGGGAAGTGTATTAAATCCCCTTCGTTTGGTCTTAATGATGTTGCGAGGTTAGAATCCAAAGATATAAACCTTTCCCAACTTCTTAATGAGATTACAAAGGTTGCAGTATCCCTAACTGAGACACCAAACTTAGACATTAAGTCTCCTTCACCTTCAAACCCCTCAGAATTTTCAATATACATTTCAACCGAATATGCATCACCAAATTTTGACTGAACGTCTTCATTTAATATGGTGTCTTCTTCTATTATTTGTCTAGGTAGATAATGTGTTTCATGTCCATACATTCGTAAAGACTCGACAACCAAATCTTCATAAAGATGTTGTTCGGTGTTAACTGCATGGTTGAAAAATACGTTAGTCGGCATGACTCTATCCCATCATGTCCATAACAGGCATTTCGTAATTTAACCTTGACTCTTCCTCTAGTTTTGTGATTTCTTCTTGTGCTTCAGTCATCATACGTTCTGCATCTAGAGTTACACCGCCTGGTAGTGCAATACCACCAAACTTAGAAAGGTTTTGACCCCATTGATATTTAACTTTTTGGGTTGCATATTTCTTTAACCACATATCGTTATAGACATCAGTCATATCATTTGGGTCTATCTTTCTGTAACATTCTATGATAATCCACTCATCTGCAGTCAATTTTGATGCATTATAGTCAATATACAATCTATTAGAATGCATATTATATCTTATTGGTATTTGACCTACCAACATTTGATTTAATAATGCAAGGTGTGATTGTACTTGTGAGTAGTACATTACACTTGTAGAAGTTAAATCCCACAAGTCATTTAGTCTAAGTTGATACTGAATATCAAACATATTAGATTGTGTTCCCGAACTAAATGGGAATAGGTTAATTACTGAAAGAACGTGTTCGGGTAGTGTTAAATAGTTCTTACCTTCTCCGTAAGTTTGGTTTGCGATTGCTTGAGTTCCAGTTGTTGCAGCTGCGTGTGATTCATTAGTTTTAAATGAATCAATTTCTGCTTGAGTAATTTGGTGTTTTAGATAGGTTTTGATACTCCCATCGTAATGAAATTCACGAAAATACTGCAGTGCTTCATCGACTCTATCGTCTAATTGGTCGTCATCGATGTTAATTTCAACAACAGGAGCTCCTAATGCTCTCTTGATGTAATCTTTAAATGTTGCCTTTGAATTAGGTGCTGCCATAATAGTTTCCAGTAGTAATAATCTTAACTATTACTATTTATAACGTTTGGGAACCTATTCTTGGAAGTATGTCTTAGATTGTAGTCTATCTATCTTTTCGTCTATTCTTTCCATAGAATCAATTAAACGTTGGAAGTCTTTCTCAATTTGGTCTCTAGTAACATAATCTTTGGCAACTTCTTCTCTTGTCCTATTGATTAATATAGATATTCTTTGTTGTTCAGCTACAATATTCCTCACCAAAAAACCGATGGGGGCTAGAATAAGCGTTAAGATTACATTCCAAATAATGTGAGCGTCTATGATGATTTCCATAGTACTATTTAGATAATCAAACTATCTAATTGCGTTCCCTTTATCATCTATATCAAATAAAAACTCATCGGGGTTATAGTTATCAGCTTCAAGACCTTTACAAAATATTGCATCATCGTTTAGATATTTTAAGGTACAATTAAAAGATATACTATATCTCTCTTTGTTTGTTGGGTTGGGTTCTACCATGTGCATGAGACCACTTGGGAATAATATACACTCACCAGTATAGGGTTCAAAATATGAAGAAGTTGGTGTTCTAAGACTATGTGGAAAATCTGCAGCCACCTTTTGATGCGTATCAATCATTGATATACGACCCTCGTCACCGTCTCCATGAATATAGAATACACCACTATACCAACAACCATTATGTAAATGTGGTGCGTTCCAAGCACCATTATTGTTAATGTTTGCCCATGAATTGTTTATATCTAACTTACACTCTGAAGGTTTAAGTCCATGAAAAGGCATTACTTCGTCAATAAAAAATTGTTCTATTCTATTCATGCATTTCTGAAAAGTTGGGCTTCTTTCGCACCCATCTTTTGATTGCCAACCTGTATATTGATTAGAGAGTTGTCTTCCTTTTGGGTCTCTTCTTCTCATGGCGTCCATTTCGTTTCGCAACATTAGACAATATTCTTTTGAAAATCCCTTATCTTCAGGTAAGCCTTCTTGCGTGAAGTTCCTATGGAATACATAAGTTGGGAATAGTAATCTAACTGCCATTTGGGTCTCTGTTGAACTTCCATACAGTTGTTTCTTCAACTTCTTTTAGAAATTCTATTGGAATATTGTGGTCTGATATAACCGTTCCTCTATCACTGATGTTTCCTACACCATACTCACTAATATAATATTTGTTGTCTTTTATAGACAAATTATTAGGATAAGCAACATTATACTTATCATGCAGATATATAGGGTACTCATTTTTATCACTATCACTTGTAATTAAATACTTTCTACAATCTTTGTTTTCCCAAGCCTTTTCAAACAGTGATACATCTTCAAACATACCTTTTAGATATTCATCACCAGTCATAAATGTAGGTGTACTATTAAATATATCAGGTCTTACATTCAGTTCTAAGAAATACCATTCTCCTTTAGAAGTGTAGGCACCACAAAAACTTCCTTCCCAACTTCCACCCATTTTAGCGATATGTTCTAAATATTTTTCAGACTCTTTTCTGACTATCTTATCTACGGAAGGACTTAATGGTTTCACATATGTGTCGAAATACCATACTTGTGGGATTACACCTTTATTCAACCCCTCACCTATTATCTCTTGGGTATGAGTTATAGAATATTCTCCATTTGAAACTACAAAGAATACATTTGTTTCTATCATATCATGCAAATATTCTTCTATGAAATAATCTGCATTTATACATCTCGGCCATTCAGGGTTGGTATTCAAATCTTTAAGGGGTTTTATGTCTTCCTCACTATTAATCACTATTGCAGGATACCAAATATGAGAGGCTTTCTCTACACATGGAAAGGAAAGTCCCTCACAATAATCTTCATCTAAATATTTTCCGTGTTTAACAATATTAGGAACCCTTACCCCAAGTTGCTTAGCTGTATCTTTTGCAAATAACTTGTCTGTTTCTAGACGACCTGATTTTTCTGTTGGGCCTATGTACTTAACTTTATCTTTAAAATAGGTATGTAAAAAAGATATATCAGGAATACAGACTTGAAGAATATCAATGTTGTACTTATCAATAAGTCCTTCTATAAATGCACATGATTCTATCTTTCTTTTTTCACTTATTTGAATGGGTATATCTTCCACTCTTTCTGGCGAATACTTACCAAGACCAGTTACCCTACGATTTTCTTCTTCAGTTAAAGGGGTTATACCAAGAGAAGATTCGTATTCATTTACATACGTCCAATTACTGTAAACTGTATGGCCAGAATTTACTAATTCTATCAAAGTATGAAAATGACAACGAGGAAGATTTAAATTTAGTATATTCACTCTTGTCCGTCCCAATTTAAATCCGTTCTTTTTAGTTGTTCTTCTTTAAAGTCTTTCTTCATTTCACCAGTATTAGGGTCAAAAGGACATTCTGTTAAATCTTCTTTGAAATCCTTATGTTTTGGTTCCCAAACTTTCCCTCTTTTATAAGGGCCTGCCATATGAGTGGATTCATCTCCAAAACCTATCCTAGATAACTCAGTCACCGTCATACGTTTATCAGGGTGTTCTGTAGTGTATTTTGATTGATTAGTTACATAAGACTCATGGTCTTTAACAGTATATGTCGCAACCCATTCTTCTCTTTTGTATGGAATGATTTGACAAATAGGTGTACCCTTTGTTATAACAAATGAATGGTCTACTTTGGGGTATAGAATAATTTGTGAATTGTCTTTATTTGTATTAAACTTATCAGTATCAATAATACCTTGCCATGTCGCAAAGTAATCATTCTGAAATAAGAAAGGGTCTAAGTAGAAACAAGAATAGCCTGGTGGTGTAGTTATACACCATGCATTAGACATTTTGAATGCATCTTTGACTGGTGCATCCATAGTAGACATATAGTTAAATGCATCATGCATTTGTATACTAGGGTGTGTTGCAGATGAATATTTCTCCATTTCAACATGGACTGTATCTTCAGTGTGATAAGATTTAGAATCAGAATCTTCATTTGTTACACCGTTTCTTATTAATATATCTCTATTTGCAAGAATAAGATACCCTGAAGATAACCAATCTTGCATTGCAGGACAAGACCTTATAGTCTTATTAACTACACCGTTTACAACTTCTGCGACCTTTCCTTTTTTCCACCAATCAGGTGTAACAGACTTTGCAAGAACTGGTTTAAAATTCTTTAAAGTTTCTTTATCGTATGTATGAAAGTCTATCATCGGCATGATAATTTTCCCCCTCTTCTTCTAATCTGACCTCGTCTCCACGAACCACTAATGAACGTCTATCCATGTACCTCGAACTTGGGTCGGGTGCATCTGCACCATGTGGTATTCTTCCGTCAAACATAATAAGTCTATTTGGTTTAAAATCAATCTCACCTATTTGGTGATTCTTAATATGTTCATCTCTACCGTCTAAACCCTGTTGAGGTTTATCATATAATCTTAATGTTCCACCCCACGCAGGATTCCAATATCTATTTGGGTAATATAGAAATGAAAGATTCCAACTGTCTTCTTCTGCACAATCTTGATGTGTAGTTCCCTGTAATCCTTGAGTCTGACTATTTAGGCCTGCGTATTGAAACCTTACCCATTTAAAACCAAACTCAGTTTGAAGTCTTCTATCTAAGTAATTTGTAAACCAAGTGTCTTCGATTCTGACATCTTTATCGATTTTATGAAAGTTTCTAAAAAATGTTGCACCCCAAAAACTATGGTGTGGTAAACCAGTTGAAGAACCACTACTGACTTGATTTGTCTTACTCCATATGTTATCAAGAGAGATTCTTTCATCATAATGATGATGTAATGGTTGAGCCAACCAATCATCTAATACATAAACTTTTGTTAAGGGTAAAGTCTGTATTTTGAAAGGTTCATCTAAATGAACAATCTCCATACTAACTCTGTTGGTGGTCTGGCAGTTTAGTTGGTGCTGGTATATGCATTGAATACTCGTCCAATTCCTTTAAAGTATCTTCACGAGTTGCTTTAATTTCTGCACATATTTGGTCTAATACACTGTATAGTGCATCACCATATTCCATAACCCTTCTTGCATTAGACCTAAATGGGTGGTTAGAACCCTCTCTACCTGCAAAAGTAACCTCACCTAAATCACTAAAACCATGCATATCAATAGTTTCTTTTAGATAATCTCCAACCTGTTCATTTAACCTTGACATAAGTTGATTGTTTAAATTAGTTCCCAAAGGTGGTTCTGAATTTGCAATATACTGTTCAACCATTTCTTTTTCTGCATCAGATAGGTCTAGTTTTTCTTGCATATCAAAATTTTGTTCTCTGTCCCACTTCATGATTTTGATTTCTATATCATCATACACCAACATATCATATTCAAACCCTAATTCAGGTTTGTCGACATTTTGAAATTCGTATTCCAATCCGTTAGGTTTTCTGACAAAGAGGTTGCTATCTTCCGTGAATATTAAAGCGTTTTTTACATTCATAATAATTTTCCTATAATCTCTCTATTATACCATATTATTGCGTGGAGTCATAGAGGTTTTTGTACTTGTTGTATACTTCAAGATTATTTATAGAGTCAAAATTCATATCATTTATCCAAGGCCCGCCCCTAGTGTAATGAATCCCAGTGTAATCCCACTTCTCTTCAGGGTTGTCATAACCTTCGACAAATATATATTTTTGAGGTATTTCAGATATTGCATTAGTCCATTCGAACTGATGTAGTTGTTTTCCTGTCCAAGTGTTCACAACTTCAGGTGTTAACTTCTTACAGTCCTCATGACTGTTGTTGAAAAACATCATTGAAGACCACAATTTACATGGATAATCTATGTTTACTTCTCCATTGAACTTAGACTCGTCATGTTTATATTGTGGGTATTTGATACACGCAACTGCATCATCAGGATTTAGATAATAGAACATAGGTAGTAATGACTTCTTAAATATAAAATCGTTATCCACAAATAGACTAAACCCTTCATAGTTCTCTAAGTGTGGTATAAGAAATCTACTGTATGTAAATTCAGTACTTTGATTTGCGTACTCCCTATTATAATCGGGAAGTTTAGAAATGTCAAGCAATTTAATGGTTGGACTAAATCTAGTGTACTCTTGAAACTCACCCAGTGAATGTGCATCTGAGATTGTTTGTGTGATTGACTTTTCACACACTTTCTCTAAATCATTCATTGTACTATCATAACCGATATAAACGGTTAGTGGTTTACCTGCAGAAAGTTTATGAACCTTTTTATTAAACTTAAAGACATCATCTCTAAATCCAAGTTCTGCTAAATCTGTTTGCCATTCTATCACACCCCGACATAGTTGGAATGCAATATTTTTATGTCTTCCTCTTTTGTCTAGTTTATCGCCCCAATACTCTAATACTTCATCAAGTGTTGTACTTGGAAAATCTGAGAGTTGTCCAGTCTTATCCCATATCATACACTCCATATCGTCATTTTCCATTTCTTCAAATACGCAAGAACGAACAGAGCCTGGGTGGATTGTTAATTGAATTAGGTCATCAACTGGATTTGTTGTATAACCTTGAATTGGTGCCCAAAGTCCTTCTTCTTGAATACTTTGAGTTAACCAGTGTGCTTTTGCACTATGGTAATAACAAGAACCTACTACTTCTTTTACTCTTGGGTCTTCTTTATGAGACGGTCTAACATTTACAACAGTATCTAAAATGTTAACTTCTTCATCTTCTTTTTGGAATCCGAATCCTGCGTGATTTCCCACCATGTTTAAACTAGAATAACCATGAGGAAGATACCTATGATAATAATTAGACTTATCTAATAGACCATTAAAACTCATGAATCTTTTTTCTTTTCTTAATTGAAGTGTATCACCCCATTTAAAGATTTTAAGTGGTGGAAGAATTTCTTCAAACAACCACTGTATGATTTTATATGATTCTTTATCTGTTTCACCAATATTAAGGGAACCTAAATGTAAGGCGTCCATAGTTTCTTTGGTGATAAGAGATTGAGCTTGCTCTAGTGTAGTAATTTTTTCCATAATATAATCCTTTTCAATATTTAGTTACAAGAATTAACTTGTAACTGGTGTAGCAGGCCATTGTTGAGATAGTGTACTATCCCACCTAATGACTGGTGTTCTACCTTGTCGGGCATAAGTTCCAGGCGTCCTATGTTGATATGTGAACGGTGTCTGACCTTGTCTTGCATATGTGCCAGGCGTTCTATGTTGATAAGTCGTTGGTGTTTGACCTTGTCTAGCATATGTACTTGGTGTTCTATGTTGATAGGTAAATGGTGTTTGACCTTGTCTCGCATATGTGCCAGGCGTTCTATGTTGATATGTAGTAGGTGTTTGACCTTGTCTAGCATATGTGCCAGGCTGTCTGTTTTGATATGTAGTAGGTGTCTGACCTTGTCTAGCATACGTTCCTGGCTGCCTATTACTATATGTAAATGGAGTCTGTCCTTGTCTCGCATATGTTGTAGGTTGACTAGCAATATATGGATATGGATTTTGTCTATTCGCAATATAAGGTTGTTGTCCAGCTACAGGATTCCTATAGGTAAATGGACTCCTATTATTATATGTGAACGGACTCTGACTATTACTAGGTTGTCTTGCGTTCGCAGGATACCTTGCGTTATATGTGAATGGACTCTGACTATTACTAGGAGACTGTCCATTAGCAGGATACCTTGCGTTATATGTGAACGGTTGTCTCGCATTACTAGGAGACTGAGCATTCGCAGGATACCTTGCGTTATAGGTATACGGAGTCCTTGCGTTATAGGTAAATGGACTCTGACTATTACTAGGAGACTGTCCATTAGCAGGATACCTTGCGTTATAAGTTCCAGGCTGCCTAGCTGAAGCAATGGCAGGTTGCTGGGTATTAGCGATTACTGGTTGTTGTGCTTGTCCGATTGCCATTATCTTTTATTCCCCCCGCCGTTATGAACTAACACACCTTCTGTAAAGTATGTTTTAGTGTGTTCAACGGAAGTTAAATGATAGACTGTAGCAGTTCCATTTTCTGTTATGGAGTTAACTGTTACCCCTGATTGACCAACTGTAAAGACCTCGTCTCCTACTGCGAGTTCTCCACTTAGTTCTATTCCCCAATCAACGTCTTTTAACTCAATATCACACTCTTCCTGATTCGCATATTTCCAACCTGAATCAGTGTGTATTGGGTGTCCACCTGTTACACCTAGTGTTTTTCCATTTGATAATTCTACGTTCCAAACTTTTATGTTTTCTCTTGGAACCATGACCTCAGTAACATTCTGAGGCATAAGTTTACCATGACTAAAGTCAAATGTCATTACTGCATCTCCAACATTAACGTTTTCTATGTTCATATGATTGTTATCAGCCATCAAAATTTGTGTTCCAGCAATGAAACACCCACCACCACCGCCACCATACGGATAAGTGTATGGATTACGATATGCATACGAAACTGGTGTCCTCTGTTGAAAGGTAAATGGATTCTGACTGTTTGCTATATAAGGAACTCTGTATGTAAATGGGTTTCTATATGTTCCAGGCTGTCTTGCATTAGCAATGTATGGTTGTCTTGCGTTTGCGATATAAGGAACCCTGTATGTAAATGGGTTTCTATATGTGAATGGATTTCTTGCATTAGCAATATAAGGAACCCTATATGTAAATGGGTTTCTGTATGTTCCAGGCTGTCTTGCGTTTGCGATATAAGGAACTCTGTATGTAAATGGGTGTCTGTATGTTCCAGGCTGTCTTGCGTTTGCGATATAAGGTTGCTGTGCGCTTACAGGACTTCTATAGGTAAATGGATTCCTGTTTTGATATGTACTAGGTGTCTGACCTTGTCTTGCATATGTTGTAGGTTGACTAGCAATATACGGATAAGGTTGTTGTGCATTAGCAATATATGGTGTTTGATTGCTCGCAATATACGGATAAGGATTTTGTCTATTCGCAATATATGGAGTCTGATTACTTGCTATATACGGGTAAGGATTTTGTCTATTCGCAATACTTGGGGTCTGATTGCTTGCTATATACGGGTAAGGTTGTTGAGCGTTCGCAATACTTGGAGCTTGAGCATTTGCTATATAAGGGTACGGATTTTGTCTATTCGCAATACTTGGGGTCTGACTATTAGCAATGTATGGATAAGGTTGTTGTGCGTTCGCAATACTTGGAGTCTGACTATTAGCAATGTATGGATAAGGTTGTTGAACTGAAGTCTGACCCGAAGCGTTATTCCAAGTGGAAGGCCCAGTCTTTACATAAACCTGTTCTGCAGCTTTCCAAGTCGTTCCACCCGTCTTTACCCACGCACCTTGTGTGGCATTCCAACCTGTAGGTGTTTTGACGTGTTGTTTTCCTGTTGCCATCTATACTGCCTTATAAGTTTTTAAATTATTAATATGGTATTTATACCCCACTATTAGGAGTATAATACCCACAAATCACCAACTGCACCTGCACCACCTGTAGGAGCAGAAGTAGATTGATGAATATTTCTTGCAGTTCCACCAGCATTTGTTGCGTTAGTGATTGTAATCGCACCTGAAGCGATTGTACCTACTGAAATATTTGGAGAACCACTTAATCCAGCAGCTGTTCCTGAAGTATTCTGAGTACCTGATGCATTAACACCTGGCAAGTTGATATTTGCACTACCATTAAATGATACACCACCAATTGTTCTTGCACTAGCAAGAATAGTCGCTGTAGCAGCATTACCTGTTGTTGAACCTGAACTACCTGAAGTATTTCCTGTTACGTTACCAGTTACATTACCAACGAGGTTTCCTTCAAATGTTCCTGCAACTATTTTTTCTGAACCAACTGACCATTCGTCTTCTGATTCATCCCATATAAAGGATTTAGTTGCACTTCCACCTCTTAATACTGAGAAACCAGTATCTTCTGAAGGTGAACCTGAAGTGAAGTTTGAGTTAAGAACAATAATGTTATCTGCAAGGTTAATTGTTTCTGAATTAACTGTAGTTGTTGTTCCTGAAACTGTTAGCGTTCCTGCAATTGTTACATTATCGTTAAGTGCAACAACACCAGTTCCGTTTGCAGTCAAAGTTAAGTTAGTATTTGCACTTCTTGATTCGATTGCATCTACGTCAATTGAGTTTGAGAATGCAATTGCGTTTCCGTCTGAAGATGAAATGTTAGAACCTGCAGTAACTTGTACTGGGCCTTTCAATTCAATCTGACCAGTTCCTGTTGGGTCTAATTCAACATCACCTGAACCTGAAGTTGATACTTTTACGTTTTGGTTAGAGTCTGCAGAAATTGTAATTGTTCCTGAATCGTCTTCAACCACTTTCTGACCGTTAACATATAATGAACCTGGCCCAACAAAGACATCTCTCCACTGTTTACTTGCAGAACCTAAATCGTAAGTATCGTCTGTGGTCGGTAGGATATGACCACCGATTGTAGAAGCCGCAGTTGTTGTAACACCTGCGAATGAGGGTTTAGCTGAAGTTGCAATGTCCTGACCAATGGATAGTGAATGTGTTGTACCTTCTCCACTTGTTGCAGCTGATGAAGTAACACCAGTTCCACCAGTTATTGTTCCTACATAATTTCCTGTTGTGTCTGTTCCTAATGCAACACTATTGGCTGCTATAGTTAATGCAGTTGATAAGTTAGCAGAACCATCAAAACTACCTGTACCTGTTACATCTCCTGTAAATGCTAAAGTTCTTGCAGTTGTTAAAGTAGCTGCAGAACCTGTAGTACTTTGGTTAAGTGTTCCGACTGTAAAATCAAGCGTTCCGTCTCCGTCCTGATATGCAACTGTAACTCCGCTCTCTGTATTTGACGATACCATTGCACCGACAATGTCTTGAACTCTCTCTGCGTTTACTGTGACATCACCACTTGAGACTGTAAAGTCTGTTCCGTCAAATGTTGCGATACCAGCATTAGTTTCTGTCGCAAGTTCTCCTGCGATTGTTAGTGTAGTTCCAGTTGCAGAAGTGTCAATACCTGCACCACCAGCAATAGTAAACGATTCAGTATCTAAATCAACATCAATACTTCCACTATCTGATGCAATATCTAAATCTTGTGCGTTAAGTGATGTTGTAACTGCATCTACATATGCTTTAATTGATTGTTGAGAGGCGAGTGCCGTTGCACTGTTTGACGCCATATTGTCTTCATCGGTAATTGGTACATCAATAACGATTGTATCTGCACCGTCATTGTATGTTGCAGTTGCACCACCTGTTGCACTGATTATTCCACCAATCTTATCTGCGATTGCTTCGTTTACTGCAGTTCCAACTCCACCAGCGACCAAGTCACCTGATGAGTTAATTACCTCTACACCACCAACGGATAGACCGTTCTTTACGTTAAAATTCTTTTCTCCTGCCATTAGATTGTGCCTCCGTCAATTGCCACATTATTGATAGTCTTTGCGGCCGAAGCATTTGCTAAATGGGTATCGACTTTTCCAGTCGTGAAGTATAAATTTGTGGAACCTTCTGATAAGTCATCTGAGTCTAGTGTTGATAAAGCGGCAGCTGCTAACTTACCTGAACTATCAATTACATCAGCTGTTCCTACTTTTAGCCCGTATTCTATAACGAATTTGTTTTGAGTTGCCATGAAATTTTCCTATTATATGTGGGTTTATTATAAAACTATACCATTATTTAGTTAAATATTGTCTTGCCAAACCATGATTAATAAAACTTTCTTAATTATTTTATACTGCAATCTCTATTTTCTTAAATTTGAACACTGTAGAATTAGTACTTGCAGGTGTTACCCTGAGTCTAAGTGTCCCAATGTTAATATCTACAGTAAATGTTGCAAGAGGAGAAGAACCTGTATGCATTTCTCCGTATTGAACATGGTATCCTGTAGTTCCATTATGTAAAGTTTGTATTTCGATAACGTGGTATTCACCCGAAGTCGAATCACTTGCTTGAATTTGGTATTTTGTGCTTCTGTAACTTGCGATTGCCCATGAATCCAAAGTTGCTTGAGACGTTGATGTTGTTGTTAGTGTTCCTTCTGTAAGACCACCTGCATCTCCAAATGATAATGCACCACTACCATTTGTTTTTATAAATTGTCCATTTGTTCCATCACTGGTTGGAAAGGTTATGGAATTACCTGTAAGACCATTTGTTGCAGTTATTGTTGTTGCAGTTAAATCACCAACAAGTAAATCTGCAAGAGCATAATTACTTCCACTTAAATCAACTGTAGTTGTGGGTTCTACTTCTAACCCGTCAAATAACTTCCATGTTGAATCTGTTGCATCTCTGAATAAACCCGTGTATTCAGAAACACCACTTTCACCACTTAAGCCGTCATTATAGTTTCCATAAAAACCAATATCAATTAAATCTGCAGAAGTGTTTCCACTCGCAAGTTCCATCATGGAATCCACAACTGAACTTGTTGTAGAATCGATTATTGTTTGTGTACCTTGTACCGTTAGATTCCCACCAATTGTAAGATTACCATCAATCTCAGTGTGGGTTAACGATTTAATACCTAAGTCTGCGTAAAATTTGGATTGAGTAGCCATAGTACTATTTATACTTTAAAAGTATGCAGAAAAGAAAAGGGACTCCGAAGAGCCCCTTTAAATCATGATTTATTGAAGATTAAGCATCTACCAATGTTCTATCAAATTTGATGACCGTTGAGGTATTACTCGCAGGCGTGACCAATAAACGAACATTTGAACCACTAATATCAGCATCAATTGTTGCAAGGTTGGTATCTTTTAAAGTACCATATGCAGTTAATGTGACTACTGAACCGTCTTGCACCAACATTATTTCAGTTGAGTGAAAGTTTGTACCTTGACTCATTGCAATAATGTATCTTGCAGCTCGATAATCTGTTTTCGAAAATGTATCTAAACTGAATTGTGCTGTTGACGTTTTAGTTTGGTTACCAACCTTCTTACTTTTAGAGTTAATATGTTTAGTAGTAGTTATAACATCTGTTGCGACATCAAACTGAATACCACGAATTAACTCAGCGATTTTAAAACTATTTGTCTTAGCCATTTGTTAATTCTCCTATGTTAATCTAATTTGGAAGGTTTTGAATGTTGTATTTGTATTCGCAGGTGTTGTTAGCAATCTCATGTTTCCACTATTGATATCCGAAGATAAAGTAAATAGTGAAGACGCTGAGTATGCATCACCGTATTGAGTGAAATACGCATTCGTACCGTTGTTTATTAATAATACTTCAGCAGCGTGTGTTCCTGTTGAATGGGTTGCAGATATGACATATTTAATTGACTTATTTGCTACTCCGTTCGAACTTAACACTTGATTTGCAGTTGTCGCTGTTAGAGCAGAAGTAGTATAATACCCCTGAACTAAGTTTGAAACTGAAGTCTGCGCTACAACCTGTACGATGTCTCCTGACACAGCATTTGCTTGTAGTGTAATTACACTAGTTGAAGTTGTGACATAGTCACTTCCTGCTACTAGTTTTACACCATTTAAGTAAACTCCTTCCAGTCCAACAGTGTATGCTAAAGTAGCACTGTTGTCATCGGCACCTGAGAACACTGTTTGTGTCCCAGTACAAGTATAGATAAAGGTTGTTAATCCTGATGAAGCTGCATCAGTAAAACCTATAGTACCTGAACCGTTTGTTGAAAGGATTTGTCCACTTGTTCCATCTGCTGTCGGAAACGTTAAGGCATCATTGATAGTAAAAGTTTTAGGATTACTCCCAACTTCCACAATGGCTGCTGAACCGTCATTTTTTTCAGTGTAAAACCTACCGTGATAGGTATTTACTGCTAACTCACCAAGTGATAAATCACTCGTAGTTGGCAGGGCGTTCTGTGTAGAACTCCTTTTGAATTGAATAACTGTTGCCATTTTTGACTCCTATTAATGAGTACCTTAGAAAGTACCGCCGTCTAAAGCTGTTATTGCGACTGCACCTGAAGTTACCGTGAAGTTTGCAGAAGCAAAACTTGCGATACCTTTATTAGCAGTAGTTGCATCCTCTCCTGAAAGAGTAGCAGTACCACCTGAGTACGCAACGTCCATACCTTCTCCAACTGCGATAATTACAGAACCTAGATTTGAAGCACTTGATACTTCAGTTGCAATCGTAATTGCACCTGCACCGTTAGTGATGTCGATTCCGTCACCAGCAGTAAGTGTTGCTTTATCAAAAACTCCACCCGATGTATCACCAATTAGTACCTGTCCGTCTGTAGGAGCTCCACCTGCATAAGATGAGATAGAACCCGTGATTGCAGCTGAACTGATTTCTAATGCACCAAATACAGCAGGCATCGCTGTTCCTGAGAACACTGATGAAGTATCTGTTGCACTTGTAAGAGCGACAAATTTACCTGTTGAATCGTCCATACCAAAGAAACCAATTTTAGCACCACTAGAGTTGTACTTAAATTTGATACCTCTGTCTAAGTTATCATCACTTGAATCAGAACCGATTTCGAATACTGGGTCTGCGATATTAACTGTAGTAGAGTTAACTGTTGTTGTAGTTCCATTAACTGCCAAGTTACCTGTAACTGTTAAGTTTCCTGAAGTAGTCAACGTTGCCGTTGTAATATCATCAGTTACCATGTTTCCACTTACTGTTAAGTTTCCACCAACTGTTACGTTGTTAGGTAGACCTACTGTAATAGTTTGTCCACTTGCACTTGTTTCAATTTCGTTCGCTGTACCAGCGATTGTTAATGATTGAGAGTCTAAATCTACTGCACCTGTTCCTGAATCACCAGCGACATCTAAGTCTTCTAGTGTTGCAGTTGCTTGGATTTTGTCCAAGATAGCTGCAGAAGTCATAACGGTTGTATCGTTATCTGCGAATGCTTCACCTGAAGTCTGAACTAAAGCGCCTGCTAAAGAACCGAATACAACTGCAGAAGCTGCTAATTCGTCAGCACCGACAGCGTCGTCTGCTAACATAGCATTCTCTACTGCACCAGCAGCGATTGTTAGAACACCAGTGTCTGCCATAGTAGCATCACCTGACATTACGTTATCTATCCATTTAGAAGTTCCCGTATCGTATAACATCATTGAACCGTCAGCTGGTGTTGTTAGATTAGTATCTGTTGCACCTGCGACTGTTGATGTTGTTGATAGGAATGAAAGGGTTCCTGAGCCGTTGGTTCCGATAACTTGGTTAGCTGAACCATCAGCAGAAGGCAATGTCCAAGTTACACTTGAACCTAAAGTATCAGCAGCTTTTAACGCAACAAAATTTGTTCCGTTATCTGAATCTTCTAAAAGTTGAAGACTCGCACCTGCAGTTGCACTATTACCAACTTTAAAGTTGGCAGGAGTTGCACTTGAACCAGCAAGCATATCTGTATAATACTTACCACCGATTGCGTGAATCAGTGCCGTAGAGTTATCAGAATCTACTGACTCAATGTATAGTTTTGCCCCAGCACCACTATTCGACCTATCCTGTACATATGCTAATTCGCCTTCTGCTAGATTACTCGTAGCTGGCGCACTCGCTCCTGTACTTCGTTTGATTTGAATTACTGTTGCCATTTTTATATTTCCTATAAAATTAAATTATTGTTGTGACCTTGCACTATTCAGGTCGTGATTACATTATAAATTTAACAGTCCACTCACTATGTGGGTCGATACCTCACTGGTTGGTATCCTTGATGTTTGTACTAGTATTTAGACAATTGAAATGCCTACATTAGAATCTTTTGTACCATGCGAAGCCATTATGTGTTACCACAAATGCCTGAGTACCATTCAACCACTTGAGAGCTTTCTCTCTATCAACATCATCTCTATCTAACAGATTGTAGATAATTGCATTGCCCACGAGTTTAAGAGCAATTAGATCATGCTTCTCAGGTCTTTTACCTAATATTGGATTCTTTTCTACGAGTGGACAGTGTGGTCGTTTCTGACAATCTATCATTCTTATTGTCTGAATTGTGTCGATTGTAGATAAGGCTATATAAGAATGCCAAAGCTTTCTTTCTTTTTCAGTCCAGTCTTTTGATTTTGCGTTTAAAGGTTCGCAGCTACCAGCTGCAGACACAAGAAGCAATATTGTAAATATCCATTTCACTCATTTTCTTCCTATCTTAAAAAGTACCGCCGTCAAGGTTAGTAGTGGTTTCCCACTTATCAGTTGTTGCATTATATGTCAAAAGTCCGTCATCTGTTTCAGAAGCGTTTACATCTGCTAACTCCTGAATAGATTTCGCAGCTAAACTAACAGTCGTATTTGCGTTACCAATTGCGACTTGTTTTGCACGAACATTTCCTGCCCCAACAACGTTTCCGCCTATAGTTGCGACTCTACTTAATGTTCCTTTAATTGCCATAATATTACCTCGTTACGCCTGGTGTTACAATTGCTTGTCCCTCTACTACTCTAGTAGATATACTTGAAGCGTCTGTTACTATCAAGTCATATACATATCTGCCTGGCGATAATGCCTTAGTTATTGTATCTGTTAAGGACAAAGTTACCTGACCATCTGTTGTTGGATTTGATATAGCTGTGGTGAAAGTTGCACTAAGTGTTGAAGACTCATAGGTCTTTCTTATTTGTGCAGCCGCAGTATATCCCGCTAAATTTAACTGATTACCATTTACATCAGATACATCTACAGTTATTGAGAAATCTGCGCCTTGGTCTATAAAAATATTTGCAATAATGGCCATATTACTATTTAGTCCAAATTATGTTTGATACTGTGCCGAAGGAACAGATTGGTGAATTTGTTTTACAGTAGGTGTTCCATCGTTCACATAAACTTTATCCAACTTCCTTAAAGTTCCACCATCATTCACGAATACCCCTTTAACTTTTGCAAGAGGCCCAATAGTTCTAGTTGTTGGATAAGTTACCTGATATGCATACGGTTGTTGGAATGTGTACTGTGTCGTATAGGGAACCTGATAAATGT